GTAAAACGAAAAGTTGGATTGATGTTTATGTTATGAATCGACTTGGAACTATACAGGAAGGTAAACCTGTATATCCACATTTTGTAAGCGAAACACATATAGCTACAGAAGAAATACCTATTGCTGTTGGTGTTCCTTTGTATATTGGAGTTGATTTTGGTTTAACTCCTGCTGCTGTATTTGGTCAGAAGGTAAGAGGTCGATGGCTCATACAGTCAGAGATTGTAGCTATTGATATGGGGATAGTTCGTTTCTCAGAACTTCTTAGACAGGAAATAGCAACACGCTTTGGTAATCTTGAAGTATATATCTATGGCGATCCTGCAGGAGACTTTAGAGCGCAGACAGATGAAAGCACACCATTTCAAATATTAAGAGGTGCAGGACTACGAGCAACACCTGCTCCAAGCAATAGTGTAGACCTAAGATTAGAAGCTGTTTCTTCTCAGCTTAATAAAATGGCAGATGGTAAATCTGCTTTTTTAGTTGACCGACGATGCCCAAGTCTGATAAAGGGTTTTGAAGGTGGTTACGCCTACAAAAGAATACAAGCCTCTGGAGAACGATACGATGATAGACCAGAAAAGAATATGTATTCACACATACATGATGCCTTACAGTATTTACTTATTGGTGCAGGGGAAGGTAGAAGTCTAATGAATAATCAAAAGATGGCAATGCCTTTTCAAGCTCGTACAGGATTTGATGTATTTAAACGTAAGCCCACTGCTCAACGTAAATCATTTTGGTCGAGGATGTAATTATGTGTAAAAGTCGAAGAAGAAGAAAACAATCTAATGCTCAAACTGGAATGACAGATGATGAAATGCGTGCTGCCATAGAAGAAGCTAATAGAAAAGAAGCTGAAGCAAGAGCAAAAGAAGCTACAGCACTAGCACGAATTGAAGATATAAATGCTGCTAAAGCAGATACTATTCAAGATAAAGAAACAGCAGCACAATCTACTGTAAGTTTAGATCAGCAACTTGCAGCTTTGGGTGGTTCTCAACAAGCTATAGCTGATATGCAACAAGAAACTTTTCAAGAAGTTAAAGGTGCATCTGATAAAGAAAAAATGGAAATACGTAAAAGAAAAGAACAGCAGTTGCAAAGAGCCATTCGTCAAAGAAGAAAATCAGGTTTTCAAGGTAGACGATCTTTAATTACAGGACAATCTGGTGGCAGAGGATATGCTTAATGGAAATGTTAAATGGTGATTTTGTAAACGATGAAAATGTTAAATCATTATTAACTCGTTATGAAAAAGCAACAGCAATTAAAGATCAATTTAAAGATTTGTTTGAAGAGTGTTATGAAGTAGCATTTCCTCAAAGAAAAGGATTCTATACAGAAACAATAGGTGAGCGTAGAGATGAAAAGATTTTTGATGAAACTAGTGTCGTGGGTGTTCAGGAGTTCGCCTCAAGACTCCAACAAGGACTTGTCCCCAACTTCGCAAGGTGGGCAGACTTCCAAGCAGGTTCGGAAACGCCCAACGAAGAAAAAGAAGCGATCAACAACGAACTCGACGAAATAACAGAATATGTTTTTGAAGTATTACAAAACTCAAATTTTGCACAGGAAATACATGAATCTTTTATGGACTTAGCTGTAGGTACTGGTGTTCTTGGTGTAGAAGAAGGTGATGCTTTAAATCCTATTAACTTCTCAGCTATTCCTTTAACAGATGTAGTTCTTGATACAGGACCAGATGATAGAATAGATCATGTATTTCGTGAAAGAGAAATAAGATTTCGTAATATTCCAAATCAATATCCTAATTCAAAATTAAATACTGAATTACTAAATTCTATTGCATCGCATCCAGATACAAAAACCAAAGTATTAGAAATAGTTTGCAGAGATTATTCTAAAAAAAATGAAGATGCTTTTACACAAACAACAATACATGAAAAATCAAAAAGTGTTATAGATCATAAAGAGTTTAAAGGTGTAGGGTCTAATCCTTTTATTTGTTATAGATGGTCTAAAGTTGCAGGTGAAATCTATGGAAGAGGACCATTAATGAATGCTCTTTCTGCTATTAAAACTTGTAATTTAACAGTACAATTAATACTTGAAAATGCACAAATGTCTATTTCTGGTATTTATCAAATGGATGATGATGGTGTTGTTAATCCAGATACAATATCATTAATGCCGGGGACTATTATACCTAAAGCACCTAATAGTGCAGGACTGCAACCCATAAGGGCAGCAGGTTCTTTTGATGTTGCACAGCTTATTCTCTCAGATATGCGTTTGAATATTAAAAGAGCTTTGTATAATGATATGCTTGGTAATCCTGATCGTACACCTGCATCAGCTACAGAAGTTGCAGAACGTATGGCTGATTTATCCAGACGTATTGGTTCTGCCTTTGGACGATTGCAAGCTGAGTTGGTACAGCCTGTATTGCAAAGAGTTGTGTATATATTAAAGAAGCAAGGACGTATAGAATTACCTACTATTAATGGTAGAGAAATAAAAGTAAGGTCTGTTTCTCCATTAGCACAAGCACAGAATCAGGCAGACATTACTTCTATAGCTCGTTGGATGGAAATGATACAATCTAATTTTGGTCCACAATTAGTTAATTTACTAATTGATACAGAACAAACATCAGCACATTTAGCAAAGAAGTTTGGTGTTCCTGATACACTTATTCGTGATACACAAGAAAGAAAACGTCTTGCTGAACTTGCTTCTGCATTAGCACAACAAGCTAATCCAAATATGGGTATTGAAGATGTATTAGGAGATGTAGCAAGTGGTGGATAAAAATTTTATTAGTTTAGATGGTTTTCAAAGAAATAGAATAAATGATGCTCGTATATCAACAGATGTTGCTGCATTATTTAGTACAGACTTAGGACAACAAGTATTTAAATATTTAAAAAGTATTACTATAGATGCTGTTAATGGTCCTAATGTTACAGACGCAGAGTTGCGTCACCTCGAAGGTCAGCGTTATATAGTTGGCTTAATAGATCGAAGAATCCAACACGCACATAGGGTGAAAAATGAACGAGCAAGTTGAACAGAATACAGTTGCAGATGTAATGGAAAAGAATGAATCAACAGAAAATGTTTCACGTGAAACATCTGTTGATGCAGCAATGGATACTATTGCACCAGTTGAAAGACCAGAATGGTTGCCAGAAAAGTTTACCAAGCCAGAAGATTTAGCAAAGTCTTATGGTGAATTAGAAACTATGGTTGGTAAAAAAGAAGAAGAGTATCGTGATAAGTTTCAAAAAGAATTAGAAGAAGAAGCATTTAAAGATAGACCAGAATCAAAAGGTCAATATGTAATAAGTGAAGAAGCACAAAAGCTTTTGGATATGGGTGCTGTAACAGATAATAAATTATTAGAATGGTGGTCACAAACTTCATTTGAAAATGGATATAATCAAGAAGAATTTAATCAAGGTATTATGATGTATCTTGAACAAATAAGTGAAACACTTCCTAATCCAGAAGAAGAAATGGTTAAGTTAGGTGATAATGCAAATGTAAGAGTTGAAGCTGTATCTTTATTTGCTAATCAATACTTTCCTAAAAACTTAATCTCTACAGTTGAATTACTTGCATCAACAGCAGAAGGTGTTCAAGTATTAGAACATATACAAGAACAGACAAAAGGAATAAATATTAGTTCTCCTTCTCAGCCTATTAATCAAATTAATGAAGCACAGCTTCGTGATTTAATGGCATCAGAAGAATATCATAATCCAACAAAAAGAAATCCAGAAGTAGTAAGGCAAGTTGAAAGTGGATTCAAACAATTATATAAAGCGTGATATTGTAGCTTCACTTAGAAATATATCTTTAGCAAAAGCTAAGATAGCTGATGTAATGCCTGTTTCTCAAAACATGAGACTGCCAGATATAAGAGAGTGTGCTATATTTGGCACACAACCTTTTGATTGTTTAATGGATGCTGTTATTAATTTTCCAGATGAAACCTATACTATTTTAATTAACAAGCAACCTGTAGCTATGTGTGGTACTTCTCAATATCCAG